TTCTAGCCCTTTCAATCCCTTGCAGTCCAGCCAGCTCAGCTTGTCTCTGAGCTTTCTCCATGGCTTGTTCTTGCTTTGTATCAAGCGCAGGAAGCACTGGCCCAGCATATTTTGGAGGAGCTGCGGATGTAGACTGTCTGGTTACTTTATTCAAACGGTCATACATCTCTGTAAGAGAACTCACGGCACCAGCCATTTCTACCGTTTTGTTTATGGCCTGATCAGTTATGTCGTTAATTAACTGTTGTGTTTGCTTCCTTTTGTTGAGCATTTGCTCAAGTCGACCTTCTTCAACCGCTAGTTCTGAAGCAAAGTCTGCCGCTTTCTCTATCGCATCGTTATAGAGCCATGTTCCCTCTGAAGCTGAATTAGCTGCTAATTTAGCGTTATAAAGTTGATTGGATAATTCGGATACTTTCTGTTTCTGCTGTTCAATTGCAATATTCTGAGCGTCTAGTGAAATATTCGCTTGACCGAGGTTGGCGGATATTTGCGTCTGAGACATTGATTTCAGATTATCGCGAACCTGTTCAATAGTGTCAGCATATTGGATTGCAGATTCTCTGGCTTGCTCTTGCCGTTGATACATTGTGTACCACGCACCAGCTCCCAGCATTAAAATTCCAGGTAAACCACCAACTAACGACAAAAGTCCAGTTGCGCCAGATTTGAACAAATTCATTACAGATGTTGCACGTTTGAGTGCTTCTTGCGATGCAGAAACTGCTCTATTTGACTGAACGAGAGCAGCATTAGCTGCAATCATAGCGCGGCGTTTGGCGATAGCATTCTGTGTAGCTGTTGCTTCTGCGTTTGTGTTTTTCGCAAGTTCCAGTTCAGATAAAGAAAGTTGATACGCACGCTCTGCAGCCATTGCATCCGCAGCTGCCTTTCGCTGTGATTGGGTAGCAGATTCGGCCCTTGCAGCTGCGAGCGCAATTTCGTTTTTTCTGGCATCAATTAATTGCGCCGTCTGGGTACCAAGATCGCCGAACATACCTCCAAGATAGCGAGCTCCACCTATAGCTGCCAGAGCTCCAGCGGCCGTAGCAACAGTATCGATATTGTCTGAAACCGTATTCATTACAGCAACAAGAGTACTTGTCGCACCGGTAGCCTCATTCGCCCCACCAACCCAAGCCATGAAAGCATTTTCGATTTTCGTCGTGGCCGCAGATACGGTTTGCGGCATTGCCTCGAATTCACCGCGCATAGTACCGAGTTGGCTTATCAGGGCTGGGACAACCTTATCTGCAGTTAGCATTCCCTGATCGGCCATTGCCTTTAGATCTTTTCGGGCAACTCCCATACCTGCGGCCAGGGCACGGATAACCCTATCACCGTTCTCGTTTACCGAGTTGAATTCCTCACCGCGCAGCACGCCCTGTGCTAATGCCTGACTAAACTGGGTGATAACAGAACTTGCTTCAGAGGTGCTAGCGCCGGAAAGCTTCAGCCCAGTAGAAATGGCCTCTGTTACATCCAATACTTGCTGTGAACTGTATCCATATTCACGCATAGATGCAGCGGATCGCGCAAACAGGCTCGCATTATCAGAAAAGGCGGTTCCGGTTCGTTGGCTGATTTCCATCAAAGAGCGCTGTGACTCAGTAAAATCTTCAGACGACTGGGAAGCCTGCTTTAAACGAGCGTTAACAGAGCTCCATTCATCGGCCAGGGATATCAGATGCCCCGTGGCAAATGCTCCAGCGAATGCTCCTGCCATTCCTAGAGCCGACGCCTTTGCAGTATTTATCTGATTCGTTACCTCCGCCAGCGCTCGCTGTGTCTCCCGAGACGCAGCCGCGGCCTGACGTCCCCCAGTCTGCATTACCCTATAATAATCATTCCCCATTCTTGAGGCTCTGGCAATTTCTGACTGGAATGATTGAGAGTTTGCAGATATTTTGATAATCAGTTCGCGCAGCGTCGCCATATTTTCACCCATAAAAAAACCCGCTTAACTAGCGGGTCTTGAGTTATAATCCGTCTTTCTTTTGGTGGGCAACCTGTATTAATAAATCTATTTGTGCATCTTGTTTTTTATTTATTTCTTTAAGAGCTTCAACTTGTTCATTTGCCCTTGTACTAAATCGTAATAAATAAAAAATCACAATTAGATTTATTAGCCACCCGAATATTCCAAAAACTACTACCAATGGTTCCATGACTCCTCCTTTTCTTAGGGAAGAGCGTATCGCCACATCACAGATAAGTGAAGCGTTTATTGTGTCGCTGCAGTTAGCGCCGCCTCAAGCCCGGCAAACGGGTCTGCACCCTCTTCATCAGGATCACGTTGCCAGCGCAGCAGCATGTCACTCATCGTGGCTTTTGCACCCTGAGCATTAAACACAGCCGTTGCAATTTGTGCCGCCTGAATGTCGCCCCGGATATCACCTATTGGGCTCTGTTTATCAAATTCAGCCCAGAGCCTGAGTTCACTGGCAGACATGCTATCCCGAAGCTCTGATAGCGTGCGCCCCATGCGGAGCGCAAGCGACATCAGAAACCGCATGCCGGGCTGTGCTACTTTCCCTCAGCTTCCTTCGGGTCAGTAGTCAGATTAAGAGCCTGGCGCAGCAACCGCGCATGAACAGGGCCATACACCGCTTCAACATCGGCAAAATCATTTTTGCTGAATACCGGTTCACCCTGTTCGTCAAACAAAACGTCAATAAACAGTGTGACATCGGCGCGAAGATTGCGGTGCGCACGTTCTGACACGGACAACTCACCATCAGTATCACCCGGTTTAATCACGTCCTGCCAGTGCAACCATGCTTCTGCTGATGGTTCCCTGAGCATAATCTTTACTCCATCCCATTCCGGCACTTCAACAGTAACGTGGCGGAATGCGGACTGACGCGACAGCGCGAGTTCCTTAATAGATTTCATCGGTTACTCCTTATGAACCAGGATCAATTTTCTGGGGCTTGCCCTTCAGACGCAGCGAGAATGTGGCGGCCACAACGCTGTTTGTACCTGATGACCAGGTGTGCTGACGAACTTCAGCCAGGAACTGGAAGCCGATCCCAGAAGGGAAAATGATTTTGAAACCGTAAGTGGTGTCATTGTCATACGCATCACGCAGGGCATCCTGTGCAGGGTTTGAGTAAAAGTTACCTGACAGAGAGATTTCTGACTGAGCACCCAGGCCGTTAATGTTTTCCTGTTCTGTAGAACACAGGGTCGTTACGTCGATATCCTGTTTCTGACCGCCAGTGAACTGCACCTCTTTAATGGTGCACTGCAAATCCAGATAGGTTGCAGAACCGACCGTTTCTGGTGTTGCTGGGACAGAAGTAATCTGAATCTTCGTACCCTGTGATTTTTCATAAAGTGAGGACATAACTGTCTCCTGAAATAAAAAACCCGCCGGAGCGGGTGGTATGGTTTAGGTCTGGTCAGACGGTGACCTGAAATTCGAGCGTGGCCCGGTGATAGCGCAAATCAGGCTCATAAAATGGCGTTTTAACAACATTTGCAGGCCTCAGTACCTGCAAAGCATCCAGTGCCATATTCCTGATCGTGCGCGCTTCAGTGATGGTGCTGGAATAGACATCGACCTGCACCGAAACAGAAGACTCTGCCTGGCCGCAGAGAACGTCAGCGGCCACATCAGTTATGATCGAGAAGATTACCCATGGCGGTGAAATTGAAGGTTTCCCGTCACTGCCAAGCGGTGCAACGTAGGGATAAACCTGCCCTCCGGCCAGTGGTGCCAGCAGAGGATAGAGATCGTCTTCCGTCATTTGCTTAATGCCTCGTCGATGGCCTGGTTCATTCGCCTGATTGCAACCTCTGTCGCCTGCTCCTGGCGAACATCAAACGCGGGACGAATGAAAGGGTGCGGCGGCATGTTAACGGTACCCATTTCGACGAATCGCCAGTAAAAGGCGTTTCTCGTGTTATTCGCCTTCATCGTGTTATCGCTGTTCCCGGTGCGCGGGTTAACACCACGAATGTGGACACCGGAAGAAATTTCCCCGCGGCGGCGGCTTTTTTGGGTCACCACCACCACGTTTTTTTTCAGTTTCCCGGTACGCACCGGCGCACGTGCGATTACTTCCTCCTTAA